GGTGTATGGATGTTCATCAAATGGAACTGTCATAAGTTTTCTACCTGTCGACGTCCAGTTAAAATATCTTTGATCGCTTGATAAACTTATAATACCATTTTCAACAGCTTTAATACCAAAGTTTCTAAGCTGAACATTATCATCAGAAGCTAATTCTAAGAACAATTTAGGGTTTTTTCTAGCAAACAATAGCAAATCTCTTTTAAGTTCTTTAGAACTCATATTAGACACGCTAGAACCTTTCTCTACTCTCATAATAGCTTCAGCTAAATCAATATCCATTTGCCTTGCTGTTATTAAAGCATCTGTTTGCATCTCAAGTATATCTAGTTGATTTTCTGCTATAACTTTTGGTTTATGTTCAAAAAACATTTTACCGTTAGCAGGATGGTATAGTGTTAAAAGTTTTTGTAAAACTGTTTTGTTTTTAGGAACAAATAAAACACCATTTTGAAAAGTTATGTGTTCAAGTCTTTGATCACCAGTCATCTCGTCTACAAAACAAGTTCTTTGATTTGCGCAGTACTTTAGTTCTCTTTCATAACCTTTTTCTTCATCAAACCAATATATATTAGAAGATCTTATTGTTCTTGTTAAAGGTTTTTTTCTTCCTTTTAAAAAATAAGTTCTATCTTTTATCTCCCAAGTATTATTTGGTTTAGTTTTTATTTCAGGAACTTTAACCTTAGGCTGTTCTACAACAGCTATTGTTTCTTCAACTACAGGTTCTTCAACCTTAGTTGTTTGTTTTTTCTTTGCCATAATATAATATAATAAAAATTAAAAAAAATATAAGGGCGATACAAGACCGCCCTTATAAATAAATAGTCTTACTTCATTAACATAAAGTTGTTCGCACCTTGTGTGATTAAACATCTTTCAGTTAGGAAGTGTAACTGCATTGCATCAAGTGCTGATGTAGCAGCTCCAACAGAACCAGTAACCCAAGACTTCATTCTTCGGTCATCAGTTGCAGAAGCTCTAAATCTAACGTGTAAGAAAGGTCGCTTAATGCTTTGTCCAACTGTTTGATCATAAACAGATGAAGTTCCAGCAGGAATAAGTACACCTCTAATAGCGTTATTACCAGCAGCTTCGTTAATACCGCCTCTTGTAGCTTTGTCATTTAAGTATCTAAAGTCAGACTTGTAGAAGTCATAAGAACCTCTTCGGAAACCTGAGAAACCTAAATTTAATGCCATATCTTCGTCATTGTCAAATACTCCATATGAAGTACCTCCAGCTCCGTAAGAGTTCATCGAAGCAAGCATATCGTCTATAGCTAAGCTAGTTGTACGATTAACAAACATCATGTACTCTTCAATAGCACCTTGCTTGTCAAACTCAGCTAGTATAGCATCAAACTCAGCTAAATCGGTTGCAGCGTTAACACCAGTTACACCAGATGTTACATGACCTCTAGACTCGATAGCATCGAATAAACCTTGAGTTCCATGTAAGTCACCAGAGTAAGTAGCTGATCCACCTTCTAAATAATCATCAACTAAGTCGTCAGCAGCAACTTCACCTCCACTGAAAACATCAGAAGCATCACCACCGAGTACAGCTTCAAGCATAGCCATTTCAATGTAATCAGTAAAACGAGCTCTTGTGTCAGCTTCAGCTTTTAAATACCAAAGATAACCTGATTGACCTTGTTCAGAAGAAACTTCTACCCAACCAATTCTAGATGCATCTGATCCAGATACTTCGTAGTAATCTTTCATAATAATTGGTTTATTAGAAAGTGATTTGAAAGAAGGTTGATTAGCTTGTCTAGAATCTGATCCTTGATAGTTGTCACCTTTTCTAAATTCAGAACCGTAAACCATTACAGTACACTCTTCAGCACTAGAGCCAAAGTCAGTAAAACCAGCGTCATTTAAGTGAGCTACACCATAAGGAGCAACTTCAATAACGTTACTAGTACCAACATTTGTTTTAGTAACAATAGCTTTTACAACAGCTTCTGATGAAGCTATTATAACAGTATCATTAACTCTAACACCGTGGTTAAATAAAGTACCATCTATAGTTTTGTTATCTATATCTTTAACTAAAGTAACTTGACCACCAGCTACAGTACCTGCATCACCGTCAGTAATTTGAGCTTTATAAGATAAATGTAATCTACCTTGTTCAGACCAAACTACTTGATCAGCTGTCATTGCTTCTTCTGCACCGACTTGGGATAAAAAACCTGATATAGTTCTCGGTCCGAAAACTTCAGCTTCTTTTTCCATTAAGTCTGGCACATACTGTTGAGCCCAGCCTTTACCAGCCTCAGAAGCAAGATCTAAATAATTTGTTTGTAGGTTTTGCTTAATTGCCGAGGGCGTTAAGTTAAGCAAATTCCCATTAGTAATTGCCATAATAAATTTTTTTTAAATAATTAACTTTTCTTTTTAATTTTAAATTTATAGTCATTAGCACTATCACCTAAAACTCTATACTTAACACCACCGACGTTTGTTTCGCCAAATGTTTTTCTAGGTTCTAAGTTGATATTTTTATCTTTAGCAACTCTATCTTTTATAGCATCTGCTTTACCTTGCTCATAAAAATGCTTGGCAATAGCATCTGCGTTCATAGCTGTAAATAAAGATTTATGATAACCAGCAGCGTCTTCTAGTGAAACACCATCTTTGCCAACAAACTTGTTAACAAAATTATTAAGATCGCTTTGAGTTTCTTTTACTTTATTAATATCTTTAATATTAAACCTATATCTTTTATCGCCAACATTATATTCAAAACCTTTGAATTTGTCGTTAAATAAATTATTAGTTTTATCTAAAAATACTTTTTTACTAGCTTCAGATAAACTTGCTTGCTCTTGACTTTCTTTGTTGTACCTTTCATAAAAATCTATAGCCTGTTGTTGCTCTTCAGTAAGTTTAACACCAGACTTGATTTGTTTGTAGTACTTAGACTTTTGCCCGTCTAAATAGGCTTTAGCCTCGGCAACTTGCTCTTTAAGGGCTATCTTTTTTCTCTTGATATCTTTAGGATCGTCTTCTTCTTCATCGTAACCAAAAGTTTCTTCTAATAAAAAACCTCTTTCTTCTGCAGTTAAATGAGATTTTGTAGCACGATAATATTCATCAAGTACATCAGAGTTGTCCATTTTAGAAACATCTCTGTTTAAGTTTACATAATCTTCAAGATCACCACCTGTTTCTTGCATAAATTCTACTAACTTTTGCACGTTTTCAGGTAGTGGTTTACCAGTGGCTTGAGATTCTTTAACAGCTTCTTCAACAACATCTTTAACTTCTTCAACGACTTCTTGTTGTTTAATTTCAGCTTTTTGTTCTGGTTCTGTTTCAACAACTTCTTCCATAACAACTCGCTCTGTTGTAGCTGGCTCTTCCGCCACTTCCACCTCTTTTTCAGCGGGTTGTTGCTCAACCTCTTCGCTTTGTATAGGTGCTTTGTCTAAATCAACTTTAATAATACTATCATCACCAGCGCTATTAAATTTTGATTCATCTATTTGTTCAACAACCTCTTCTACAGGTTGTTCTACTTGTTGCTCAGTTATCTCTTCGACAACTTCTTTATTTTCTTCTGCCATAATAAAATTTTATAAAATATTAAATATTAAAAAACTACAGATTTAAACCTGCGTCTCCTGTAACTATATCATTACCCGATGACTCAAACTTTTTAAGTGAATCACCCTCACTTCTTTGAGTAATCATTTGTTTTTGATGTTCAGCTTGTCTGTCTACACGCTGATCTTTTCTATCTTCTCTAACAGCTTCCATTTTACCTGCAACTTCTTTTTCTTGCATTTTTAACTTAGAGTTTAACTCAAACTCAAAAGCCATTAGTTCTTTTTTAACACTAGCTTCTTTTTCTAAATACTGTGATTGTAGTTTATTTTTTTCTTGCTCTAAAAATACTTGTGTTTGAATTTTTGCCTGATCTTTTTGAACTTCTAGTTGAGCAGCTGCTTGTTGCTGTTGTGAATTAGCTTGAGCTTGTGCTTGTATATTCTGTTGTTGTATTTGTTGATCTCTAGCTATTTTAGCTTTACGTTTTACTTTTAACAATTGATTTGCTAATTTAATATTTCTAACATTACGAAGATCAATCGCATCGTCTAAATCTATAGACTGTTGAGATAATGCTGCTTGTATATTGTTTTCTAATATAGCTTTTTCTTCTTCGTCTGGTAGTAACTCTATAAATATACCAAAATCATAAAGATGTAAATTTTTCATTTCATCTAACGTTGCAACATTGTGAGCGCCTAACGCTCTTATAAAAGCATCTTTTGTTGGTGAGTATTCTATTATATCTGCTATACGTAGTGATAAACACTCTGCAACTTCAGCTGTTATAAACATCATAGACTGTAATATATGTCTTGTAGCTGTATTAGAATTAGCCGCTGCTATTTTTTGTACACCAACTAAAGCGTTACGATCTGGCGTACTAGCATCTCTAGCTTCATTTAATCCGGTTACATCACGTATCATTTGTAGATAATAATTGTAAGTAGTAATTAAACTTTGTATCTTACCACTATTAACACCGTTGTTTATTTGTTGTATTGGTACTTTACCTGGATTCATATCACCATCTGATGTAAAGCTTCTACCTATAACACTACCAGTTTGAAAAAACATGTTCAAAGCTTCTTGTGGATTATAGTTTGTGCCATTACCAAGATCAACTTCTGCTAAACCATCAGCATCTAAATAAACACCATCAGGTACCATACGAGCCATAACTTGTTGTAGCTTTAAGTGCGTTAGCTGTATCATATCAGCAAAGCTAGTTATTCTACCTACAATAGATTCTATTTTACCTTTATACATACGAGGAGCAACTAACTGGTAATTCATTTTAACTTTACCAAACTCAGAGTCTGTACGCATCATATTAGGACACATTCTCCAAGTTAATATTTTGTCTGCACCTATAACATAAACACCTTCATACAAAACTTCAACAACTCTTTCAAGCTTGCTAAAATCACCATCCATATTTTTAACAGGTGGATTAAATGTATCATCTTTTTGTATAACCTTTTCACCACCACTACCAAGTGTTTTTAATTTATAAACATCATTCATGTGAGTTTTATAATTAAAATAAAGAACTTGAACTTTGTTTTTATCTCTATTACTTACATAATCAACTGGGTAAGAATATTTATTTGATATGTCTTTTATCTCTGACTCTGATAAGTCTGGAAACTCTTTAACAAGTTCGTTTATTGGTAGTTCTTTTACTTCACCTATATAATATATATCATCAAAGTAAGGTGACTCAGTATAAGAATAAACTAAATCAGCTGGATCAACATACTGAGCTTGTGCGCCACTACTAAAATCAAAAGTAGTTTTAGTAGCACCAATACCAAGAACAGTAAGATCGTATAAAACTCTTTTTCTTATATCATCATAATCACTGTTTTCTAATAAAACATTTAACGCTTGTTCTTCAGCTAGTTCAACAGCTTGTTTATAATTAAGCTGCATGTGTAGTGCTAGCTCTTCTTCTGTGTCCGGTAGTTTATCTTTTTCATTTTCATACAAGTCTACTTCAAACAACTGATTAGCTATATCATTAAAGTTTTTACTACGTATATCGCGAAGCATAGACTCCATGTATTCTGTTCTTTTACTAACTCCTTTTTCATCTTGAGAAAAACAATTTATTTCAAAATTTCTTTGAGCCATACCGTTAACAACAATATCAACGAACTTAGGTATAATAGGTACAGGCTTCCAGTCTAAGTTTAAGTAAGATAAATCACCATTTATAGATAATTCGTTTTTATATTTTTGTATAGATTGTTCACCTCTAGCATATAATCTTAAGTTATGAAAATCATTTTGATAGTTACTATATTTAGAAGTAGTACCAGAAAACCACTCTTGTCTTATTGCTCTTGCAACTTTTAAACCATAGTCTTCACTTATCTTTTCTAAATCGCTAACAGCTTGAGAAGGAAAGTTTATAGAATATTCTTGTCTCATATTTTATTTTTAATTATCTTAGATGAAAATCCAGTGTTATTATATTTTGATATATTAAGGTTTATCTGTTGTTTTTTCTTTTTTGGATTTGGTCGGTATAAATGTCTATTGCAAGCCATTATTGCTAAACCAGAACTTATTGAAGCATCGTGTTTTGTTCTTCTATTTATATCAAACTTAGACCAATCATTAAGTGTATTATTAAAATACATTGTTCCATAAGTTCCGTCTTGTAATAAACCAACATGATCGTTAATATACATTTCAATAGCAGCGGCGTGCGCTTGTTTTATATCTTCGCTAGAGTTTGGTATACCACCTACTTCCTTTTCTGATGTTGATAGTTTATTCCAAACTTTATCAGGCCTGTTCATACTAAACGCTCTATAACCTCTTCTACGTAAATAATATAATAATCTTGGTTTGTTATTCTCTACAAGTAACGGCATACCGTAAAATACTAGCGCCATTAAAACATCTTCAAAAAATATTTCAGCAGTTTGTGGTCTTGCTATATATTCTAAAAAAAACGTATTAGCTGGAGCATCTTCCATAGAAAACTTAGTCAAACCGTGCAATGCTCCTTTCGATCCTTTGTTATCTACTGTTCCAGATATATCATACGAGTCACAACCAAACGCACCAACGTGATCATTACCAGGATATTTAACTCCATTTTTTATAATTACGTTATTTTGTAATTTTTTATTTGGTACCCAACTTATATCAAACCTACCATTAGGATCTGGATTAAATACTACTCTTGTGTCTTTAACTCCATTAACCCATTGAAAGTTTCCAGTTGTAACTACAGAAGAGTTTTTATTACCTTCATTATAATCTATTTGCTCATATATTTTTATAAGATTAAATAAACTATTTTTTGTTTCATCTCTAAACGCATGCTCTTCAGTTCTTGGAAACTGTCTATAAAATTCGTTTAAAGCATCTTGATCGTCACGCAAACCTTCAGCTTCATTTTCCCAGTGATTTATAACACCTTGGTCTATTTCTATTCCGTGTGGATCAAATGTTTGTTGGCTAGGATTAGTGAATACAGGTCGTCCGAATTCATCAATGAATCCCTCGTAATTCCATTCCATAGGAATAAACAAAGAATATAATCCCGACTTAGTTTGTCCATTTCTATTACGCTTGGTAACATCTGAA